TTTATTTTATATAAATTTAGTTATAAAAAATCGTTGACAACATATAAAAAATCGTGTATAATATAGTCACAAGGTAAGGAAAGAGAGGAAAACAAAAATGAGGAAATACAATTTAAGTGAAATCATGAAGAAGGCATGGGAAGTGTTCCGTGCTGGTAAGTATGACGGAGATTTTGGTGAGTGCCTAAGATACGCTTGGTTCTGCGCCAAGCTGGAAGTATCCCAGAAGGTTCGTATTGGATACACATTAAACGACTGGATATGGAACAAAATTAGAAACGAAAGGTGTAAGGGCGAGTGGGTTGTTTACACAACATTCCACGCTGAAGACATCATTAAGGAGACGGAAAAAGCCGTCTATGTAAATATGGGCGTTTACAACGAGTCCACAGGATCCGAAAGCATTTATACGAAAAAATGCTGGATTCCGAAATCTTGCATTACGCAATATAGATTTTAAGTGCCGCGGGGATGAATTTTTGCAAAATAAAAAGCCCCGGTCTCCCGGGGCGAATCATTACAAATCAGTTTCATCTATGCCGTCATCGGCATGAGATTCATCTAAATCTGACCGCGGCGCATCATAAGCAAGCGCCTGAGTGCTATCTGTGATACCGGATGTGGTCGGGTCTACCAGCACGCCCAGACCGACAAGGATGTTTAAAATCGCTCCGATAGCTTGGGTGATACTATCCTCCGATACCGGCGGTACGATTCCAATGATACCGCATACCTGATAAACGAATGATACTGCCGCTAAAATTAATGCCAGCAGTGTCGCCTTATTTTTCAGTCTTAATTTCAGATTCATGTTATACCTCTCTTTCTCTTTTTAAATCTTTTGTCGGTAAATTAAATACCTTGTTCATCCGAGAATCCATGTCCCCGTTCCAGCCGTGCTCTTTATAGCAGTCATATAAGACCTTGATGTCGCGGCGCTGTTCCGGGGTGGCATATCCCCGGTCAAGCGCTCTCTCTAACTTATCCGCAAGAGTACTGTATGTAACTGCCGCAAGGGTCTTCTGTGTCATATCCTTTTTATTAAAGTGCCTGGTAAGTAGATATTGCACCAGGCCCACAACGGCGTTGGACGTGACGACAGTGCCTAAAAGTTCCAGCGTGTTCATACCGCCCTCCTATAATCTGCTGTTGATGTACTTCTGCCACCCCTTGACCGTAGCAGGTCCCATAGAGCCGTCGATTTCGCCAGTGTAGAAGCCTTTTTTCTTCATGAACTTCTGCATGGCCTTAACCGTCTTTTTTCCGCACCAGCCATCTTGCTTTACTCCAACAAGCTTCTGTATCGCCCGAATCAGTTCCGATCCTGCTTTGTAATCCGATTTATAGAACTTCCATGAACCGGTATAAACGTTCGGCAGGTACTTTTTGTTACAGGAAGGCTGATAAGAAACAATCCCGTCTACGGTCGTTTTAAATACTTTCTGCGATTTTCTTGTGCAGTCTTTTCCCCAGCTCCCATCTACTGCGGTCTTTCCATCGTTTGCCGGTTCCTTTGCTGTGCTGCTTCCGGAACCTCCAGAGGACTTCTTTCCTGTTAGGGTTGCATGTAACTTATCCCATTTTTTCTCATTGATATACGGTGCCGGGCAGTTCTTTCCGGTTACGTCATAATGCCGAATTACCCTGCTGGCCGGAACGTCATATTTATCCATGAGATACTGTACAATCTCAGCAGTCTTCTCGATCGTTTTTTCGGTAATATACAGACTGCCGTTCTTACGCTTACAGCACATCTCAACGCCGATGCTGTTCGAATTCTGGCATTTGCCCAGGAAGGATCCGCCGCCGCTTCCTTGTCTGCCGCCTCCACAGTGCCAGGCTGCGTTTTTATCCTCAACCACCTGCCAGATTGACGTGTCGTCTGTAAAGTAATGCGCCGATGCTCCACGATAAACACTATAGAAGTATGATGCGTTATTCGCAGCTGTAGATACAGCTCCAACGTAATGGATTACAATGTACTTAATGGAACGGCTGTTGTATATCGTCCGATTCCGTTTACTGATTTTTCTTTTGATTTTTGGTTTCTTTGCCATTTTCTTTCCTTTCTCCCTCTGTGGTCTATTTAATTCTGACTGCTTTAAACTCCGTCACTGATGCGGTTACCGTTTCCGTGCTACCTTGATATGCCATTTGTGATAATGTAACTTCCTCATCAAATGCCTGAATTGTCGTTACACAATCACCTCCGCCGCCTGCCATTGTTCCTCTAGCTGCACATAATGATCCATCCCCTTCTAGGTAGATTGTACAAATTGTCATTGCGGAACTAATATCTCTGCTATATCCAGTCGATGCTGTAATCACATACGTCCCCGCCGGTAATGTTAATTGCCGAATTCTCGTTGATGTCTTTGCAGGAACCGTATTCGTTAACACGGTTCCGTTATATACAGTTCCACTCCTGCTGTATCTTTCAATTAATCCCCGAAGGATCTGATTCAGCTTTTCAATCATGCTGCGCACCTCCTTTTAAAGAGGTTCTGCAACACTGAAACTACTCGCTTACAGTACCCCCCCCCCGATAATTTTTTCGGGGATCGGTTCGATTCCTATGATTTTCGTAATTCCAAATGCATTCTGTGATATATCGCTATGTGCGCCACCACTGACGTGAGACACAGCATATGTATTAACTGTATACGTATTGGTCCCTGTTTTTGTAAGGACAACAGTTACGGTATTTACTTGACTTTTCGTTCCGCTTGTCCCTATTCCGATATAACTTCCGTAAGAATTTTTTTTCATTATGACCGAACACCAATAGCTGTTTATTTCTACTGAAATGATATCATAATCATCAATTCCTGAAACGGTTATACTTCCGGTTGTTTTGTCCCCTGACCATAGCACTTTATTCCGTGCCGCAATCCAATTGCAGATCCCTTGTAAAATCTGATTTAATTGTTCTATCATTCTCTTTCCTTTCCCACCCCTCCAGGCAGGAGAGGTGTCTTTATTTCCATTTGCCTTTTACAATGTATTGAATTCTTGCTCCTACAGTTGCCTCGTAAGCTGTTGCATTAAGCCAAGCAAAAGAGACATTCGTATACTGCCCATCATTTGTAAAACGTACGCAACCAGCAAAATCTCCGCCTTTTGATGAGATTGATATAGCGGCCTGACTTTTTTCTGGATCAACAAGCTGTATTGGTAAGCTAATCGCAAAAGGATTAAACATAAACAAACTTCCGTATCCAGTTGTTATGGAATAATTTTTATTTGTAAGAAACGTCCCTCTGATCTCGGTCTCTCCATTTGCGTACTTCTTTACATGCCAGATTCCGTCGTCATATTCTTCTGTAACCGCATTGGCAAGGCATAATTGCAGGATATCATTTAATAAGGTCAACCCCCCCCCACCGACAAAATTCCAGCGTTTTCGGCGGCCTGGATCGTGTCGGCGTCAAGAAAGTCATTTTGGTTTTTCAGAATCTGTCCGAATAGAACTGCAAGGGTTGATCCGCTTACAATATTCGTGACCGATGCAGCTTCGGTAAATGTAATTTCCGCAGTTGACGCATCTGCAATTGATCCGGGTTCTCCCTGCGGGCCTTGCGGACCCTGTGGACCTGCCGGACCCTGTGGCCCCGTTTCCCCCTGTGGCCCTTGAGGTCCTGTGGCTCCTGTGGCTCCTGTAGGTCCCTGCTCACCTTGTGGGCCTTGTGGACCGGTATCTCCTTTTGGTCCTTTTACATTCCCTATCAATAATTCCGCCATTATGCTCCCTCCTCTGTATCATAGTATAGATTTCCCGTTTCTGAATCATAGCGAAACGGAGGTGCCTCTGCGTTGTCTGAATAATAAACGTACAAATTCCCATCCGGATCGACTGCCATAGAAAAAAAACCGCCAACCGGAACGGTTACGCCGCTTTCGCCAGGATCTCCTTTATCTCCCTTATCTCCTTTTGGACCTTGTATGCCTTGTGGACCTTGTGGACCGGTATCTCCTTTTGGTCCTTGTGGGCCTTGTGCCCCGTCCTGACCCGGAGGTCCCTGAATCCCCTGTGGACCCTGCGGGCCGTTCAATTCCCCATTTTCAAGCTTTTCTTTTACCGTTTCATAAATCGCTTGCGCGTTCTCTGCCGCTTCTTCGGCTGCCGCAATTACCTCTGGGGCCTTTTCCATGATTTCTTGAAGGGCAGTGAATTCATCTGTTGATTCAATTGCTTCATCGTCAATCACACTTCGCTCGACCTCGAACAAAATCAAATAGCTTGCAAGAATTTTTTCGCTTTGCAAAATCTGAAGCTGTCCGAACTGATTTCCTGCTTCCGCAAACATTTGCGTGGTCGGCTGTACAGTTATGACCTGTCCGGAAATTGTGCAGGAATTATATATCTGCGCCCCAGATGGCTTTTTGATGTAGATGTTTGCTGTTGCTCCAGAAGGGATTGTAAAATCAAGAATTTCAAAATCAATCGGTATTACATTGCTTCCTTGTACATAGTTAACTCGGCAAAGAAGATCTTTTTTTGTTACGTTTATTTTCTTATAAATTCGTTCCATCCTTTTCTCCTACGTTATGCTTTTGCCGTTCAAATAGATTCTTCCAGGGTAAATCACTGTCGTTTGATTGCCGCTGTTATCCTGCATTCTTAATCCGGTTGAAGAAAGCCGCACCGTATTCCCGCCTTCATATGTGAGCTGTATCTCATTTAGTGTATTTGCATCCCCATTATTGTCAATTAAAATTTTTCCGTTACTGATTGTAATTTTAAGCTTTCTATTTGCGCTTTCGCTTGTCAGCGTTCCTCCGTTTATCGTCGTTCCAGAAATGGTTCCGCCTGAGATGGTGTTTCCTCGAATCGTGCTTCCTGTGATAGTCGTTCCAGAAATGGTTCCACCTGTAATCACAGAGCCAAGGATATTGATTGCTGCAAGCGTTCCGGCTGTAATTAAGTCCGCTGAGAACCCGGTTGAAGTTCCGAATGTTCGCCAGTCCCAATCTCTACCGTCAGATGTTCGAGAGTTAGCAATTTGAAACCCTTGTGTCCCAAGGCACATCGCTCCATACGTTGTAGAATTCGTATCTAAATCCTCAAAAAGAATTGCTCTCACATCTTGCTTTTCTGCAATAGATTTTTGCACTCTCAAACTCGCTTTCATTCCGTCAACAATTCCCTGTATTTGTTGTGCAATCACGGTACCATCCGCCCGAATTGCCGAATCAACACGGTTGACTGTAGAAGATACATTGTTAAAGTAATTATATGTGAAATCTCCTAATTCAACCGAGTTTGCCTTTTTTAAAACACAATCATATTCAAGAGAAATCACCCTTGCATCTGTAACAATTCCGAGCCGGTTGTGTTTACAGTGAATCGTGTCTCCAAGACCGACATCTTCCAGCACGGCGTAATCTTTGTATTGCTCGGTATTTTTTAAAATCGCTATTTCCGCTTCAATGTTGACATTTGGCTTGTCCAGTCCGTTTTCGAATTCCTCTTCACATTTTTGCGTTAGAGCAGCATCAAGCTCTGTCTGGTTTTCGCACACGATTATGCCATTTTCCTCATCATCTTCGCTTGCGTCTGCAATCATTTTCACATCATCAAAAGTCATCGTCGCGATTTTTACAATCGGATAATCCTCAATCAGCTCCGAATCTACATATCCGTCCCCTGACAGCTTGTATCCGTTATACGCCTGAGGATAAATTCGAGTAACAACCTCGTTTGTGTCGATCGTTTCTCTCAGCCCGTCCTGCGGAATGTTCTTTCCGTACCGCAACTCCACGCCATAGTCTCCACCTACACGGTCATTGATTTTTACCGTATAGTTATCAAATAAAATCTCTCCTCCCCAGCGGTTGATGAAAGAGTTTTCGTCATCGCTGTTGATCGCTTCTATCAGATTTTTGTACTCGTAATACGCTGTGGCCGCTCTGCTAATATTTGAAATCCCTGTATATTTGCTGTTCGGAGCGGTCATTAAATCAAGCGCTTCCTGCCCAGTCTTATTCGTTGGCCTTATGTCTGTCAAAAAACAATCGTCCATTGCGTCCATAAAGACTGGCTCCCCGGAAGCAGATATTCCTGCATCGCTTTTTTCTACGCTCTTTAATCGAAAGAGCTGATCTTCTGCAAGGAATGACGGAACTTTTATCACGGCGGTTTCTTCAATCCATTTCCATCGCCCCTCTTTATCGATCGGGTGTTCAAGCTCGATAGTCCATGCTCCATTTAGCTCTGCGTTAATTGCACACGCAGTCGGCATCAACACCATGTCCCCGTTCTTCTCAAAGTCCGTATTGCTCGGACTGTAAATCTGTATCATAAGCACCTCCAATTTGGTATGATTGAAAGAGAAAATCCGTTTGTAATCGAGATCGAATTTTCACCCGAATTCAACCATAAATCTTCATAATCTCCTGTTATGGCGGTATTCATCATCGTTCCGTCCTGACGATAAGCAAGCATCAAATCTGTGTTAATTGTAAGATTCTGCCCGACATTTGCCGTCATTGTTTTGCCGTTTACCGTCAGAGTACACATTCCCTCTCCTGTGATCATGTAGGTAGGTTTCGAAAGTGCGTAAGGGTTATACAGCACATCTGCAATGCTCATTTCCCGCTGTCCATCTTTTACATACAGATAAGGCTCACATAGAAATTCAGCGGTAAATGTGCCTATCCGAAGTGATGTACGCTCTGAATCGGAGATTTTGCAGGACAAAACTTTATAAAAAAAGGAAGTGTCATCTCCTAAAATCAGATTTCCGCTTCCTTTTATCCATTTTTTCGCTGCCCGGAACACCTCCGCCCATCGGTACGGCTTGGCCCAGAAATTAAATTCTACGTTGATTGTGACTGAATTATATGTGATTTCTCCATTTAGGCCATCAAGCGAGATGAGCGATCCATCTCTTCCTGGTATCGTAATTTCCTCAAATCTTGGCTCCGGAGCTGGCACGCTTGGCCGTCTGACTGGCAGGATTCCAATAGAGGACGCCCTTATGTCATTAAATGAAATGTCATACATTACACTCGCCTGCCTTTCGATGCCATAGCCGCCGCCTGTGTTGTCGTAATATATTTTGTCGCGGATTTACCGATCGCCTTACCATCTAACATGATCGTGTCTCCATCAATTACCATCGTGGAAGTGTTTGAAACGCTTGCCCCTTTGATGATTCCATTTACATCGCTCGTAAATGTGGAATCAATTGTTGTCGCTACAGCCGCTGCAGCACTTTGTACCTTCTTGATATTTTCATACATTCCATTTGCAAGACCTGTCATAAAATCAGGCATCCACCTTTCATATTCATGAAGCGGGCCTTCGTCCGGTCTGGAAAAATGTAAAAAGTTCGCAATCTTATCAGCAATACTTTTCGCTGCATCCCCGACGCTGTTAATCATAGATTTGATTCCATTAATAATTCCCCGTACAAAATCTTTCCCCCATTGTAGGGCTTTTGATGGAAGGGATGTAATAAAATCTATAGCTTTATTAAATCCATTTACGATCGCGTCTTTGATATTTCCAACTTTCGTTTTTATACTTCTGACCAAATTTGTAAAGGCTGTTACAACATTATTTTTAATGTTCTGCACATTATCTCCAAAGTTTTTTAAAAATCCAATCACTTTTTTTATGATTTCGTTTACTCCGTTTCTGAACCATTCGCACTTATTATACAGAAGCATGACCGCTGCTATAATTGCAGTAATAACCGCAATTACAGGATGAGCCATGATCAAGGTAAATAGTCCTTTTGCGGCTGTTCCGATTGCCGTAAGCGCAACTTTTACAACTCCGCTGAATTTAGTAAACAAAGTTCCAAGGCTTATAATTCCAGTAAACGAATTTTTTAGCAGTGTGATTGCTCCAATCATTCCAAGTATTGCAGGTGAAATTGTTGCAATTACAGAAACAATGCCCACAATTGCTCCAATTGCTGTCTGCACGGGTGCGGGAAATGATTTAAATATGTTTATAACTTTTTCCAGTACTCCGGAGACAAATTCCATTGCTGCCGCAAGCCCCGGCATGATCACTTTTGCCAGTTCACTCTGTTGCTTGTTTAACTCGCCTGACGCATCATAATACGCTGTCAGTTCCGGGTTAGATTTCCGAAATCCTTCCGCAACTTTCGCAAGTCCCTGTTCGTCTAAAGTTTGAAAAATAAGTCGCGCACGTTCGGATTCAGTTGAGCATTGCGCAAGTTTCTGATTAAATTCATCTTCACTTTGACCTGCCCAGTTCAGAGCGTCTGCAAATGTTCCTGTAACCTGACCAACTCTTACTGTCTCATTGATCGCCTCAGATAAGCTGTCAATCGGAAGAGAATCCCCATAGCTTGCCCATGCGCCAATCGTTAGCTCTGTAAGACGTTTTAGTTCACCCTGTTCCAATCCAAGAGCCTGTAAATTTGATACCGTCGTTGCCGTTGTTTGCTCATCCCCCAGAACGGAATAAAGCTGTTTATAAATTTCTTCCGTTTCTCCCGCTGTATAACCTGCGTTTTTTGATGCAGAATCAAGTTGTCCATATATGCTTACCGTTTCTGTAGCTTCGTCTGCAAACCCTTTCATAGCCTGACCTGCACCAGCCACATTTTCCGCAAGTTCTGAATACGCTGTTGATCTCGCAGCGCTTTCTAAGCTGGACAGATCTGTACTTGCGCCTCTCGCCTCGTCACCCAGTTTTGAAATGCCGGTCGCCGCGTCTCTTGTGCCCGCTTCAATCTCAGAAAGCTTTGTATCTGTCTGTCCGATTTCCGTCCCAAGCTTATTCATATAAGCCTGCGTCTCATTTAGTGACGTGCGAAGCTTTGAGATCGTCCCCTCTTCTCTTCGAATTGCATTTTCTAGCTTGAGCGCTTCCGATGATGTCGTCCCACTTTCCTGTGAAACTCTCTGATAGTCTGCTCTTAATCCTTCCAAGATCTGGCTGTGCTGCGAAATTGTTGTGTCGAGCAAATCATATTTTTGCTTCTGTGCATCAAGCTGCTGATTTAAAATCCGGCTTTTTGAGATCAGAGCCTGCTGCGAATCCGCATTTTCTGAGAACTCTGTAGTGACTGCCTTCATCTCAGAGCCAAGCTCTTTCAGCTGCTGATTAATCGAGTCCATCTGATTATTAAATTCTTTTTCGCCTTTGATGCTTATCCTAGGTCCAATATCATAAGCCATTATCTCACCTCCGGAAAAAAGTTATAGTCTTTCTTTTCAACAAGCTTTCCAGTTCCGTCGGAAGCTAAAAAGAAATCATACAGATCGGACAATTCGCCGATAGGCATCGCCGAATATTCCGTATAAGGAATATTCATTTTTCTGCCACAAACATTTAGCCACTCAATCGAATCGACTGAGTGGCTTACACGTTTTTTTCGTCAATTTTCAGAGCAACCGTCTTTTTGCTCCCGTTTTCCATGCACATTTTTATCTTTTCTGCAAAATCCTGTGCTTCGTCAGGAGTAACGACAAGCTCCATCATCTCTTTTGATATCGGAACATATTTTCCATTTTCCACGGGTGCGAGTTCTGAATGTGGCAGGGTACTCTCAAAAGCGTTTTTGTATGCGCAGCCCTGCGCGATCAAAATCTCTAAGATGTCAAAAAAAGCATCAAGCTTTTTTAAATCGTCCGTTTTGTCCGACATCAGGGACTGCATCTTTTTAAACCCTCCAAATTTTTCTCCGATTTTCTTCGCAGAACCAAGAGAAAAACACATTGGATATTCTTTTCCGCCTATCGTGACGTATACGCATCTGTCCATTTAGGCACCTGCTTTCGCCACAACCGTAACCGTACCGCTGCCAATCGCATTACCTTCCTCATCTACCTGTGCTACATAAAGCGTGCTTCCGTTTGTAGCTGTAATTTCTTCGCCGGACGTGAATTCTGTCCACGATGTAAGATTCTGCTTATAGGTTGGCGCTGGTCCGGTTGTGCTGTATTTATAACTTGCTCCGGCAACCGGATTCTGAATGGTAATAACCGTTTCACCTTCCAGTGTACCTTCTGCGGAGGAAAGCTGAATCATTGTCATTACGTTCAGCACTGTCTTTAAATATTCAAGCGCGTCGGAATGTGTATCGAACCACGCTTCCCGCTTCCACGGATGCTTATAATCCGCCGATTCCTCATCTGAACGTGAAATTCCGCATTCCAGTTCCTTCGTCTGCCACTCAATTGTCTCACCTTTTGTCGTTGCTGCCTCAGAGATTGGTCGTGGTGTAATTTTGCAGAGAATCAACGCTCTGTATTTATCTACATCGTTGATCTGGTGCGTTTCAATAATCCCAAATCCCTTTGGTGTCGCTTTTGCTTCATCGTCGTACACCAGTTCGGTAACCTGAGTGCTTCCGATCATTACGGTCTTGTCTTTCAGGCCAAGAAGCGCTTTTGAGGTCTGCTGGTCCATGTCAGATGTATTCAGTGTAAGCGTGCCTGTGCTGAAAGTCCCGTAATCATTTTCAATAATCCGATCGTCTCCGTACAGCGGATTGTCGTCGGACGTTTCCACCTCTGCGCTGTATTCAATCGCAGAACCACATATAAATCCGTTCTGATATGCCACAGTGTTTCCATTATAGACGTAATCTCCAAACACCGGATTTGTTAAGCCTTTAATCGCCATGTTATCTCATCCTTTCTTTGATTTCTTTGTCTAATGTTTCTCCCATTTTCTGTTCCGCTTTTTTTCTCGCCCTTGTTACCGCAGGACGCACAACCGGAGTTTTCTTTCGAAAAGAATTCCCGCTTTCCACTGACCGCATTAACATTGCGTTCGGCACGCCGCTTGGATACTTTGAGGTTGGAGTACTTCCGTATCCGTCAAAGCCCAAACGGGTGTTAATAGAATCCCCATCATTTTCAATCGGAGCAATTCCGAAAGCGTCAATTAGGTCTGATTTTTGTTTCCGCGTAACTCCTTTTAATTTATCCTCTGACGTACCCTGTCGATTGTCGATCGGAAGCTTTTTTAACCCCGCTTTGATTTCGTCCGCAACCACTCCAGCGCCTTCATAGACTGCACGCGTAATAATCTCTTCCGATTCTTTCCAGAGCTTGCCAAGAGCTTTCGCATAATCGTCAATGCCTTTGTAGTCTATTTTCGCCATCATCCAACCTCCCAGACCCATTCATAATGTTGATATCCGGTTTCTTCTTCAAGTTGAACAGAATTCAGATAAAAGGAGATACGGGCGTTTTTTAAAACTTCCTGTATCTTAGTCACGTTTTCATCCCAGTCTTTTTTTGTGAAATAATCAATCGTCCCCTGTATGGACTGATTGATTTTTTGATCGTCTCCCTCCACGGAACTCCCCTCGCTGTCTTCCGCGTAAACGATATACTGATCCGGTTTGTTCATTGCTTCATAATGAAAAACGCTGTCCGTTACCGTTAATAAAATTTCTTCAATCTGTTTGATTTTCGAAAACATATTCTTCATTGATCCTTTCCAGTGACAGCTTCGTGATTCTGATTCCGTTTTCGTCATGTGTCGGCTGTATCATAGCGATTCGATATTGTTTTCCGCTTTCCAGAACGCAGATATCTGTTGCTTCAATGTCGTTCCATCCCGGAACATTTACCACGCATTCAATCTGCTGATTATTTTGCATCGCCGTATAGTATCGATTGATTCCAAGGTTATCAAATCCATAAAAAAAACTTTCTTTTTCTACCAGACCAACAACCGGACGTTCCCCCGGTTCCGCAAGATTTTTGACCGTAAAAACGTCAAGAACTCCATCATCAAACGTCATTGACCGCTCCTTTCTGGCTCATAAGCAGATTATTAAGTTGCCATCTCAAAAAGCGCGGCATAGCTGTATCCGGTGCGGAGCGCTTTCGGAAAAGATAGGCGGCGTACTGTATCACCGCCATATCACATTCCAAATTATTTTCAATTAGCTGGATTCCTTCCGTCTGAATCGCCTGCGCAGAAAGGTCTAAAAGCATTCTGAGATATTCATCGTTGGACGCGGTTAAAAGTTGTAAATCCTGCTTTAACACGATTAACTTTTCTTCTGCATTCATCTCATCACCTATCAGTCAGATGCTTTTGTTACGTTTACCGTATAGACTTTCACGGCATTCCCGTTCTTGACGGTTACTGTCAGCGGGTGCGCTGTGTTATCTGCCAGCCATGTCACAGTACCTCCGTTTCTGACATTCTTTCCATTGTAAGAAATCTCAATCTGTGCCGCTGGCTGAGCCGGTGTTACCTCGATTTTATCGCTTGCATTCGCCGCAGCGGCAAGCGTATAAGTTGTCACAGCTGGGTCAAAGCTTCCCGGGGAAAGCGTTTCTGTTCCAACCGCAAGATCCTGAAGATCCGCATCGTTGGCTGTATCCGCCGCAAAGTCCATTGCGGTCGTAACATTTACGTTGTTGATGTTAATCGCAACAAACGCGCCCGGAATGATCGGCGCACCGTCCGCCCTTGCCTTTCCGCGGAATACGGTATTATCCTGAATAAACTGCACATGTTCAGAGGAATCAATCGCCATTGCTCTTCTGTCTGCCCACAGATATAAATCTCCGTATCCGCCGATAATATCCCCGTCCGGAATAAATTCCAGAATGTCGATATTTCCATTGATCACCGGAAGGGTGCCGAACAGATTTGCAACAATATCTCCCGTCGCCGTGAAAGTAATCAGCTTTGATTTCAATGTCGCATAAGTCTTGGAATTCATTGCCCAGAACTGCTCACCTCGATTGTAGCGAGTAAATGTGTTCCCGGCAGCCATCGCAAGCTGCGCCCAAAACTCCGCTCCGGTTAAAGATGTTCCATTGATTTTTTTGATATTGGTATCACTGTAATCTACCCATGCAGGAGCGTTCGCCGGGTACCCATCAGGCTGCGAATCCTGTGCCAGCCTGGTAACGATACCAAGCGGCATGTGAGAGGCAGAGCCTTTACCGTAGAGGATTGCTTTATCTTCTGCCAGACCGATCGATTCGGACAGCATTTCCACAATCCACGATGCTAAATCCAGATTGCTTACTGTGTCTTCAAGTAAAGAGTTGCAAACCGGAACATATCCCGCTACCCTGTATCCGTCCAGCGTGATCTGGTTGAACACGAACGTGAGTTCATTAATCGCGCCGCACATTTCTGTCCATACTGCCTCCGGCACGGTTCCAGCAATGGTCTGTCTTGCTTCACCCGGAACGTTTCTAACGCGCACACGGTTCAGTAACTTAGAATATCGGTACATATTTTCGGAAATCAACTCCAAAAATACAACCGGGATTTCCAATTCTCCGCCCTGAATAGCGCGAGTATTTCCTTTCATGCTCCGCATTCTTTCCAAAAATTCTTTTACATCTTCCCGTTCCACAATCTGGTTTCTCGTTTCGACCGGAAGGGAATCAAACGCTCTCACATTCATCGGAAGACTTCTAATTTCTCTATTTACCATCATTTCTTTCCTTTCTTCTTTCTTTACTTTCACTTCTCTTACAGGTTCGGCAGGCGGCTCTTTTTCTGTTTCCGCAAGCTGCGCTTCCAGATCGTCAATCTCACCCTGCAATCTTGTCTTTGCTTCCTCATGCTCTGTTTTTTCTGCATCAAAAGCATCTACCTGTTCGCTTACAACCTGCTGCTCTTCTTCCGTGACAGCTTCATTGATTGCCGCCTCCAGTTCTGCTTCCCGGTTAAGAAATTCCTCGTCTTTTTTTCTGAGTTCCTCCAGCTCACTCATTTTTTTATCAATTCGATTTCTCAGCATAATTGCCTTTAAAGCCATCTTATTCTCCTTTCAGACGTGCCCTCATCTCTTCACGCCATTTGTTTCTTTTTTCTTCCGCTGCCGCTTCGAGCCGTTCTCTCGCGGCAGTTAAATGCTCTTTATTTCTCGCTGATATGCTTGTCGATGCATAGGCGGGAAACGTACATGGGGAAACCTCATACAAGGGATCAACTTCCGTGATTCTTGTATGATAGATTCCGTCTTCGTCCCACCATTCCTCCATGTCTTTAATCTCAAAACCAAAAGAGCACCCATCTACATCGCCGCGGGATACCCGTGCATATGCGTTGAGTGCTTCTTGATCGTTTTCGTTAATTTGTATGCTCCCTTTTAAGCCTACATCGTCCTCAGATAATGTTAATGTCTGATTCGATGTAGAGCCAAGCACTATGTTACTGTCGTGATTCCAAAGAGCCTTTACGTCTCCGCCTCCGGCAAGTGTCCTCGCAAATGCTCCCGGTGCAATCGTCTCAACCCATCCATCAAAGACATTATAGGATTGTCCAAAAATGGCAAAGTATCCATCCAGATATCGGCTGCTACCCTCTTCCCGGACTTTGACATTTTTCATTTTTAAAACTCGCTGCTCCATTATTCTTCACCCCCTTCTTTTGCTTTTATTTCTCGCTTGTTCGCTCCATGTTGCCCATCTACAATTAGACGGTTCATAATCTCCGTCAGGATCGATCCTGTCCAGTGTTAGTTCTTCAGAATATCCATGAGACAAAGCCCAATCGGAGAATTTTGAAAAATCATTTTCCCATTCTTCGCACACTCTTATCCCTCTGCCTCCGTATCGTTCATAGCTATTTGTTGATGGATATTTTATTCTTCCTTTCATACTTCTCCATATAACATATAGTCTTGTATTCCTCATTCCGTGCTTTCTGTTCGTGTTACTCGATGCTCTGGCGGCATTTTCTTTTCTTGTACATCCACAACATTGGGACGTCCCGGCTATTAATGTTTTCCCAACAACCGTTCTAACCGTTCCACAATCGCATTCACATAACCACATAGCCCTTCCGTCCTTGTTGCTTCCAGCACGGCTCAAAACAGTTCATTTTCCAAATCTTTCTCCTGATATGTCTTTAGCTCTACTCATGTTACTCACCCTGATTTCCATTTAATTTTTTTTGATCTCCTATCATCCCTGCAGGAATGAAATTTTCTAAGATGATTAGATCATCTTTATTGGCAGCGGGCGGAAGTCCAATCCAGTCCCTCACCTCATCTCGTGTCATGATTCCTCTTACGTATTGATCGTCTGCGATAGATGCCATATCCCTAAGTTCATAGTTATATAGCGAGCGTGGATTAAATTTAAAAAAGAGGTTCGGAGAGTACAACAGCTTTTTTGTCAACTCCTGCTCAATCACCTGCGCGATCGGCATAATCGTTGAATTGATAAAATTATTCCACGCCTCTCTTTTAAATTCACCCACACCCAGTACAAAAGGAGGAATTCTGAGAACGGATGCCACGGTTTTTTTATTTAATTCCACCATGTCAGAAAGAGCGAGATCGGATAGGGACAGGGGTTTAATCTGTTCCACTTCGAATTGCTCCGCTGGAATCAACCACGGCTCTCCTGCATCTCCTGTATCAATATAATCCGTGAGAAGCTTTTTTCTTCCCTCCGGGTTGGAAAATTCTTCAGTTAACGCGTCAACCTTCACGATGATGGACGGCTTCCACTTCGATTCCATAAATCCCTTTTCTGTCGCCGCTGCTTGTTTGAGATTGTTTGCCACGTCTTTCAAAGTGACCTGAAATCCCGTTCCAATCCACGGATACAATTCGCCCGGATTCAGCACAAAATGAAGCACGTCATCCGGGTCATACATTTCTCCGTTAATTCCGATCTTATAATCCCATATTCCATCCGGAATCAATGACACCATTGACGAAGGAACGGGCCTGAGATCTCTTAAAAATCCCTGCCTGAATTGAGGATAGACCACAGCATTTCCGGAACCACCCAGATAAAGAGTTCTTACAATCCATTGAATGAATGTTGAGCGCGTCATATTCTTGTTTGGCTCGATATCAATCTTTCGACTGAGTTCATTTTTTACCCGAACGTCTCCATCTTCTGAATTCTCCATGAGATGGATTGTCATGCTCCCGATCAGCTTTGCGATTGTATCCACCGCTGTGACAATCTCGGGATTCTGTGACAGGCTTGTGTATCCCCTACAGGTCAGCGTCTCAAACGCCTCATCACTACACAGCCATGACACTTTTTTTGGCTCGCTTTTCGGTTCTGCTCTGGTTTTCATCTTTTTCTTTTTACTCATTTCCCCACCATGCTCTTCCTTTCTTGCTACGTTCCATATTTTCAAGATATCTTACGCAAGCAAAAACCGAAGCGTCAAATAAATCAATTCGATGCTCCGGTTGCACTTTTTCATACTGTATCATATCATCCGTTTTTTCAACAGCTCTTACGTTTTCAACGCAATATTCGTATGCTTCCGAATGAAGGTAGTAAAGATTCCCATCCTTTGCGCTTTTCTCAATGTGCCGGAAACCTTCGGATTTTTTATAATAATATTGCGGCTGATCGATAATCTTAAATCCGGCCTGCTTCATTCCTATAAAATATTCCCGGCAGAATTTCCTGTCGTGCCCAATCTGCTTGATTTTAAATCCTTTTTTTCGCATATTGACAAACCAGTTAACCACATCGGAATGATTGACGGTCGGACTGTTACACAATGTCAGCCAGCCATCTTCGGCCCACCCAAACAGGGGGATGTTATCCTCATCTGCTTTGATGTGCGCCGCCACAACCGGGAAGAATGCGTGTGTGATTATAATGTCAACGTCTTTATATGTTCCAAATAGAGCCGCCGCTGTAAGGTCGTGAAGTTTTGATAGGTCTGCTCCGCCGTACCAGTCGATCGGCATCTTGGCCAGCTGGTCAATTGTCCAGTTGTAATTCCGATCGCTTTTTCGAAATTCTTCGATATCAAAATATGCGCTTAAAGCGTTTGTATAAACATTCAGAGATTTTGCAAAAAAATCTTTACGCTGCTGCGGATCGTTCTGTGCCTGTAGCGCATCGTTTAGAATTTCCTGAGGCCGTATGGTGACACCATAACCCGGGTTGGCCATTTCATGAATTTTTGGATCTGTGAAATCCACAGATCCATCTTTTACTCCCTCCGGGGCCTTACATGCAAATATAAAATACTGATCATCCTGAATCGTGCCGTCTAAAACCCTCTGACAGTATTTCAATCTCTGACCTAAAAACAGTTGTTCGTCGTCTCCTGCCGTAGAGATTCCGATCATTAATTTATTCGTGTAAGCTTTCATCGCCTCTTTAAATAGGTTATATTGTTTCGGCTTTTTGAAAGCGTGTATCTCGTCGCATATTGCAATATTGCAGTTGAGCGAATCCTGTGCGTCCGGATTTGCCGCAAGTGCGCGTATAAAAAAAGAACCGTCCGGAAAGGTCGATTCAATGGAATGTTCGTTATTATTATCAATCACTTTTATAGTTCCGCCATTTTTAGCATTTTCTCCCATTCTGTCTATGTTGTAATTCAGAAAGTTGAAGCTTTCTAGAGACTGCATTAATGCCGCCGAAGCAATATAGCATTTACTTCCGCTTTTTCGATAAAGGAGAGATAGTGCCCAAGCGAGCGCCGCCGCAAATCCGGTTTTTCCATTTTTTCGTGGGACATAGATCAGCGCCTCATGATATTTTAGAATATCCGTATCCTTCAATTTGAATCCGACGAGATTATACAGAATAAATTTCTGATAATCTTCCATTATGAACGGCTTACCCCGCAGTGGTGTTCCGTCTATCTTTTCTCCTTGTTGGTGACACATGGTTTTTTCGATAATCTGTATACAAAACTCCGCCGCCTTGCAATCCATCCAGTAATTCGGATTTTCCAGATCGCTAAAAAAACGGTCAACCGCCTGCTTCAGTTCGATACATGCTATTTTCTTTCCGTCGCGTATATTTTCAGCGTACTTAAGAACGGACGGCCAGTTTTTACCTTTCAAATTCTGCAAGGATTGCGGTTAACCCTTTCTGTTTTGATTCTTTTTTTGCGCCCTCTCCGGTGAGCTTTTTGTAACTTGATGGAGTTAACCCTAATTCCCGCCAGTACGCCAGAGCGGTTTTATTTTGCTCATCCCACATAACAAGCAGTGGATTTTTCGTCATGTTGGTAGAGCCTCCCTTATTTGTGTAGGATATGACAGAACGCTTTCCATCTTTCTTAAATTCCGAATAGGTTTTATCACGCTGCTCTAAAATCGCCGCTAAGGATTCAATAACGCTATCATACGATTTATCATAGATATTAAGCGCCTCCATCTGGGCGCAAATCATTGAAATATATTTTATTTTTGTCATAATTTGTCACCCTTTCACCATATTTTAGACCAGAGTTGGAAACACT